CGATGATAGAACAATCCGACCGCCGAGGGCAGCAGGGTTTACCGGGAGTAAGGCACCGTCTTGCCGGTGGTGGTGTCGTAGATCATCGGGACGCGCCCGGTCGGCCTGGCGCCTTGGCCGGATATCCCGCCGGACAAGGGATTGCTGCGCTGCTGCGGCTGGCTGCCGTAGATCATCTGCATGTCCTGCTCGATGATCGCCCGCTGCTCGGCCTGGCTCTTGCGAGCGTAGCTGTAGTCGTTCTTGATGCGCCCCTCATGCAGTCGAAGGCGAGCGTCATCCGGCGAAATCGCCTTCTTGTACTCGCCAATACCGAGGATCGCGGGGAGGTTCTGAGCGATCCAATCGTCGGAGAATCCGTTCCGCTTGAGCAGTTCGACCTTCTGGTTCACGGCGCTGGACTTGTTGGCCGCGTCCATCTGCTTGCCGGTTACCGTGCGCTCAAGTGCGGCATCGTCACGCTGGCTCTGCAGGGCGGACTGGTTGGCGGCCTTGCGGTCATCACGGTAAACGTCGCGCTGGAACTTGCGATCTTCCTTCGCCATTTCGAGCTGCGCCTTCTTCGCCGCCTGGATCTCGGCCCAGCCGGTGTTGAACACGTTCTCGGGCGACAGCATGAAGGCACCCAGACGATAGGCGTCCTCCATGCCGTTGATCACCTGCGTGAACTCCTTGCCATCCGGGCCCTTGAAGGTCAGCTGCGCGCCGGTGATGTTGCCCTTGTCGTCCTTCAGGGTCTTCCAGTCCTTCACCTGCGTGCCGTCGTCGAAGTAACCGCGGGTGTTGTAGGCCTTCACGAGCTCCTTCCCGAAGCCGTCGAAGTCGCCCATGTTCGCCTTCATCACGGCGCTGGCCCAGAGCCTTTGCCCCTGCTTGACCTGCTTCGCCTCGTTCCAGGCCTTCCAGGCTTCCGCCTTCTCGGGGTCGATCGCCAGGTATTCCTCGTAAATCTTCGGCGCCGCGACCTTCGTGTAGAACTCGTCGAGGCTGCCGACCTGGCCCTCGGCCGCCTTGCGCGCGGAGGCCTCGTCCGCATAGCTCTGATCGCCAACCTTGTAGGTCGGGACCGTCGCGGTGTTGCCGGCGTTCGATGTCGATCCGACCTTCACGAGCCCGTCGATCGCCGACTGACGCGCCGCCTTGGCGTCGGCCATGCCTGCCTCGCGGGCCTTGCGCAATTTCCCTTGCTGCATCAGGCCGTGGAGCTTTGCGCCTGTGTCGATCCCGCTGCTCAGGCCCTGCGCGAACGCCCCGATGCCGATTCCGAAGTTTGCGAAGCTCATTTCAGTAGGCCTCCAACCAGACCCTTGCTTAGCAGCTTATCGCCGCCCAGCTTGCCGATGATCGTGTTCCCGATGCCGCCACCGAGCAGCTTGCCGGCGATCGAGTTCTTCATGCCGCTTTCGATGATGCCGCCCGCTGGCGTGGAGCCGAGCGCGGCGCCGCCGGCCAGGCCGCCGACGATACCCTTCAGCGCGCTCCACGAGTCGGACACGATGTCGCCGCCTGCCGGATCGGGCGTGTCCTGCAAGCCCATCTTCTCGCCGCTGACATCGCTCGAGACTTCAGCGGCCTTGTCCTTCTTCTGGGCGAGGTTCATCAGCGACCTGGTGTTGCTCATGCCGCCGGCGATGCCTTCCGCCAGACCGCCAAACGCTGATCCGTTCATGCAATACCTCCTGCCATCACGTTCTTCTTGCCGGCGATCTTGTCGACCTTCTGGTTGAGCTCCTGCACGGCCTTCATGGTCACGCCGATGGCGTCGACAACCGGGATCGTGGCGCCGTCGCCCTTGCCGGTGGCGGCCTGGAAGTCCTCGGCATAGGGCCCGATGTGCTCGCCGGAGTCGCCCATGCCGTCCTTGTATTTCCACTGCTCGACCGGCATCTGCTCGACGGCCTCGAGCGCGGAGCCTTCGACGGGGCGCTTGTTCTCCTTCGCGTCCTTGGACGACATCATGTAAAGCGCGGCGCCGGAGCCCACGAGTTGGCCGATTCCGCTCATCAGGCCGGCGGAGCTCGCGGAGCTTGCCTGCTGCTGGGCGCTCCAGGCGTTCAGCTGGTTTCCGTAGAGGTTGTTCAGGGTGTTGGCCTGGCCGGCATAGCCCTGCATGGCGCCCTGGAAGCCCTGCCCCATGATCTGGTTGTTTCCCTGCCACTGCGCGTTGGCCGCGTTCATGTTGCCGGCGGCCGAGTTGCCGGAGTTGAGCCCTAGGCCGACCTGCTGGGCGGAGGTGGACGTGGCGCCCTGCCCCATGTTGGCGATGCCTTCCTGCAGGGCCAGCCCTTGCGCGCGGACCTGGTTGCGCGCCTGGTTCTGCGCGCCGGCGGCGGCCAGCGCGGTGCCGGTGGTGTTCGCCCGCTCGATGCCGGCGAAGCGCCCGCTGTTCGGGTTGACGCCCATGCTCGCCATCTGGCGCTGGTTCTGCTGCTGCGCCGCGGCGGCGTTGCCCATGACCGCGGCCTTCGCCTCGGCGGCGACCTCGGCCTGGCGCTGGGTGCTGTCCCAATCGCGCGCCTCCTTGATGTAGCGATCCTGCTCGGGCTTGAAGACCTTCTGGTAGCGGGACCACATTTCGTCGGCGCGGGCGTTCGAGTCATTCATCGAGTCGAGCTGCGCCTGCGTGACCTGGCCGGTAAGGGCGTCGATCTTTTCCTGCCGCTCGTTGCCGACCGCGAATTGATCCTTGGCGAACTGCAGCCACTTCTCACCAGTCTGCGCCTGCATGAGGGCGGCTTTGCCAATGTTCGGATCAGGCGCCGGCGCATCGCTTCCGCCCCCTTTCCCGCCACCAAAGCAGATATGCGCACCGAGCAACTGACGGCGCAGCTTGCGGTCCAGCTTCTGGTCGAAAGGATCGCCGAGCAGATCATCGCCCGGCAGGCTCCAGAACTCGTGATCGCTCATTGGCGAAACTCCCTGGGAATGAAACGACAATTGGCACGGAGCATGCCGAGCGACACCAGGTCGTCATCAGGCATGCCGTGCGGGTGATACCCCTCGCGCACAAAGCCCAGCTTCTCGTCGAAGCGGAGCGCGTGCAGGTTCTTGGCTGGGACCATGGCGGTTACCCTGCGCAGGCCCAGCTGCAGGAACGGGTACGCGAAGGCGTGATAAAGGAACTCGCGGGTGATCCAGTGGCGGCTACCGTCGCTGGCAACGTGCATGCTGCAGTCCGCCGGCCCGATGCAGTCATAGACCACGGCTCCACGAATGCCGCTCTCGTCGCCGATGCCGATCGCCTTGGCACTGGCGTTGAACCCTGGCAGGCCGATCCGCTCGGCCACCCATGGCAGCAGAATGTCCTCCCGCCCGTAGATCAGCATGATGACTGCGCCTGGTCTGGTTTTCTGATCATTCTATGCACAATCGAACCACTCCACTACCGAAGAAGCACGCGCAGGGCGTTGAAGGCCGCATGCAGCTTGCGCACGTCCTCGAGCAGGGCGTTGTATTGCTCCATGGTCGGCGCCGCCGTGACGGGAACCGCCGTCGTCTCCGCCGGCACCGAACCCACCAGGGCCTGCAGGTGCTTGAGCCTGGCCGCCGCCTCCTTCCGGTCGCCGCGCTCGCCGGCGAGGATGTCGACCTTCTCTTTCGTGCGTGCGTCGATCATGCGCCTGCGAGCTCCATGCCGGTGGTTGCCATGAGGATCTGGGTAATCGGCATGTCGCTCGCGACCTCGATCTCCCACTTGTCCGCCTTGAAGCCGGACGGCAGGCGCGCCATCTGGTTGACCTTGCCGATGGTGGCGACCAGCTTGCGGTCGGCGTAGACGCTGACCGACACGGTGCGGTTGACGGTCGGGATCGGCTCGAGCATGTCGCCGGCCACCTCGTAGACGTTGAGCGCTGCGCCACCGAGCTCGCCGCCCAGCGAGGCCTGCGCGAACAGCACCTGGTTCTCCGCCTTGATGCGCTCGATCTCGGCCTCGATCGCCGCGATCTCTTCGTCGGTCAGGCCTTCATCCGCCTCGACCAGGATCGCGCCGAAGTTCGTCGGCGTCGGGATGACGAACAGCTTCGACTTCCAGGACTGCAGGCTGTAGGGCTCGGAGAGCGCGTCCCACTCGTAGATCGAGTCGCCGACCAGCATGTAGAGCACGCCGCTCGGGATGTCGTAGTGCATCGCGTTGGCGCGCACGTCGGAGCGGATCAGGAACGGCTGCGAGCCCGTCAGGTCGATGATGAACGAGCCGCGGAACTCCTGGCCCCTGACATCGGAATAGCTGTAGCTCGTGAAGTAGCGCCCGTTGTATTGGCCCGCGACCATGTTCTGCGGGTTGAGACGCAGCCAGTCGTCGCGGGTGAACAGGCCGGCGGTCGCCACGCTGGTGCCGTTCGTGGAAATCTGCACCAGACCGTCATGCGACGGGTAGACCACGGAGTAGCCGAGATCGACGATCCCGCGCGCATTGATGCACGGCAGGTTCAGCTCGGTCTTCTCCATCGCCATGTTCTCGGGCGCGGTGCCGCTCGCGACATAGGGCACGCCCGCGGTGACGATCGCGAGCGACGTGCCGAACCATGCGAGGCCCACGACAGGGTAATCCGTCGTCAGCACATACTTCTCCGGCCAGGCGTGCGGCCGGTAGGGCTCGCAGAAATAGACCTGCTTGCCCCGGAAGGCGGCCATCATGCCGTTCGGGCCCGCCACCAGGCCGGTGAGATCGGCAGGCGGCGCGGTCCATTCGAGCGACGGCAACGGCTCCTGGATCGACTCGGATGCGATGTTGTCGGTGAAGGTGCCGGTGGACGCGGCGCGCTCGGCGATGAAATAGAGCTGCGTGCCGGTGGTGCTGGTCTGGCTGCGGTAGATGCGCTGCTTGGTGATGTTGCGTCCGGCTGGCGTTGCCGCGAAGCCGGAGAGCGTCACGGTCTGGCCGGGCTTCCAGTAGACCTCGTTCGAGATCGGGCACGGCTCCGACTCTTCGCCGAAGTCGGTCACCCATGTGTAGACGTAGAGGCGGGTCGAGCCGAGATCCGACGTAGCGGTGCCGCTGACCGCGGCAGTCGGCGCGGTAGTCGGCGCAGGGACGGCGAGCGGGTAGGTGGTGCCGCCGACGATCATCTTCGGCGCGCCGTCGCCCATGACGTAGAGGCGGTCGGTCGCCACCGGGCCAGGCGCCGCGTAGACCTGGCCGGGCCAGGCCATCCACTCGCCGTCGTGCAGGTAGATCGTGCCGTAGCCTTCGGCCGGTGCGCCGGTGAGCTGGCGCACGAAGCGCCGCTTGCGGATCGGGGTCAGGCCGCCATCATCCAGGCGCGTGTTGTAGGCCGACTGCGCGAAGGTATCGCCAAGCAGGCGCGGGATAACCTTCGGCATTTCGCCGGCAAACCCGATAAGTTTCAGTAGCGCCATGGTGAGCCTCCTGCATGGCATTGTATGGCGCGATGGCCTGTCATGTCTTGATGATCATGTTGCTTACCAGCGTCGGCTGCACGTTGTTGTGCGCGTCACCGGAGCCTTTGCTGCTTACTGTTATCGTGTGGGTATGGCTTCCGGCCGATGCCGCCGTACCGCTAACCGAGTGAGTATGCGCGCCATCGGAAAACATGGAGCCAGTACCAGCCTGGAGGCTTATCTGGGTGTCGGCCGCGCCAATGGAGGCGGCCAGCTTGGATGCAGCGTTGTTCGCAAGCAGAGGCATTGATGCGCCCTCTTCGTGTTGTCGTAAGTAATCCCGCCCTCCGATCAGGAGCGTGATGACAACAGCGAAGAAGAACGCGAGGTATCCATGCGGAGATTGTGGGCGCCGCCCGGCCGGAAGGTCAAGCGGGCCCATACATCAGATCGCCTTGAACGGGTTGAACTTGAAGGTGAGCCCCTTGCGCGGCTCCAGCGTGCCCTGGTGACTTGGCTTCACCTTGAACCCCAGCCGAATCACGAAGGCGCGCGTGGCGCTCCACTCGTGCACCAGGTAGAAGCCATACCAACGCCGGCCCGCGTTCTCGACGATGACGAACTGCCAGCCGCCCATGCCGGGCTTGTCCTCGACGGTGTAGCGCCCGCGATAGGTGATCTTGCTGTCGACCACCGGCGCGCTGAAGGCCTCGAGCAGGCGCATGTTGTTCGCCGGGTTGCGGAAGGCCGCCCACCACCACATGGCCGCGAAGGAGTCGACCGCCCAGCCGAACGGCGTGTTCTCCGCCCACCATCCGCGCTTGTCGCCGGTTAGGCCGTCGAAGTCGTTGCCCCAGAGCCAGGCCCAGCGCGGCAGGTTGACGATCGCCCGGCCATCGCTCAGCGACACGGCAGGAACGCGGAACGGGATCGCCAGGGCGACCATCAGGAAGCCGGACAGGATTCCGGCCAGCCGCGCGATGATCAGCCAGGACCATTGCGCCAGCGCATGCAGGATCATACGGGAGTGCCCTCGTCGGTGGTGTCAGTCGTGGCCGGCTCTTCCGCTGCCGGCCCCGGCTCAGGGATTGGTTCTGGCTCAGGGATCACCAGCTCGGGCAGCTCCAGGATGAAGTCGGGAATCGTCGGCTGCTCGCGCTCGCCGTTCTTCACCCGCTCCAGCTGCTCATAGGCATAGGCCCAGACCAGACTGCGCCAGGCGCGGAAGCCGCGGCCTTCCAGCTGGAACTTCTGCACGGCCGGCTCTTCGGCATAGGTCACGGCCGACTTGATGTCGTCATAGCCGAAGTTGCGCGCCGTGTTGTCCATGTGGAGCTGGATCGCGTCCTCGAATGCCTTCTGGACCTGCTCGGGCGTCTGCGGCTCCGGCGCCGGCTCCGGCTCTGGCGGCGATGCAGGCGCGACCGGAATAGTCTCAAGCACCCACTTGCCGTTGACCCAGCGCGCGGCCATGCCGGCAGGGATTTGCGGCGGAGGCGTCTCTACGCACCCGGCAGGGATCAGGAAAACACCAGGCTCGAGGGGCGATTCGTCAGCCGCGACGACGCCCACGAAGAACCCGCTTTGATCGGTTTGATAGACGGCTTTCACGCTCATCTGTGTGACCTCTTAGTATTTGATGCAGAACAGGAGCGCACGGTTGCGCGGGCGCGTTTCGGTGCCGCCGGTTGCGTTTACCGTGACCGTGTGGGTATGCGAGTCGCTGCTGGTCGTGCCGCTGACGGTGTGGGTGTGAGCCCCGGCACCCTCGATGAGGTTAGTGGTTGAGCCGCCAGGATCTGTTAGATACTTCGCACCTCCGCCCGCGATACCGCACACACCAATCGCGATGCTATCCCCAAGGTAAACCACTGAGCCGCGAGCACCTGTGCCAAGAACGTCATGGCCATGGCTGCCAGCGCTACTCGTCGTGGTGCTTAGCGTATGGGTATGAGCATCTGCGCCAGTCGAGGCAGTGTGGGTGTGCGACTTCAGGTCATCCGTTTGCAGCGTGCCGAATGCACGCCCGGAGTCGATGCCGCGCGCATCGTCCCAGCCGCGCAGGAACTCGCCTCGCAGGTCAGGCAGGTTGAAGGTGGTCGAGCCGTCGCCGACCCCGAAGGTGGTTCCGATCGCCGCGAACAGGGCGGCGTAGGTGGTCCGGCTGACGGCCGCACCGTTCGCCTTGAGCCAGCCGGCCGGCGCCGTGCTCCGCGCGAACGCCGTGACGGAGCCAACCAGGCCCAGATTGTTGATCGTGGTGTTCAAGTCGGTCTGCATGTCGGACAGCTGCGTGTTGATGTCGTCGATGACAGCCTTGGTCAGTCGCAGCTCGACGCGATCGCCGGCGGAGAATGCCTGCGCGGCGGTGCCCTCCTGTGCGCGCGTCACGGTCAGCACGTCACCTGATCGAGCCGTGCATCGCATGACCTCCAGCGCGCCGCTGGCCTTGATCACGGTAATGGGAAACCAGTCTCCGCCAGACGGAGCAGGGAACCGCGCGCCCTCGCCAGCAGTAATGGAAAGAGTAGTGGCGCCGGCCGTCAATGATGACGCCAGCCGGCTTACCGCGTTGTTCTTGAGCAAGACAGCCATATCAGCACTCCGCTACTCGTAGGTTGAATGCGACCTCCTTCACGCGCCCTTCGGCGGTGGAGGCGGTCACGGAAATCTCATGGGAAGCGCCGGCCGTGCCGCCGGACAGCCAGACCTTCACGATGGCGCCGAACACCTCGACGCGCTCGACGCTGACGCCGGCCGGCGATGCCACGGCACTGGCGTCCTGGATGGTGTCGCCATCGGACAGCCAGCGCTCGAAATCCACGTCGTAATCAAGCTGGTCATCGGGACGCTTGCGGACGGTGCCGAGCATCACAGTCTCCTTTCGGCCGGCACGGTGAACCGGCGCGTTTCTTCGTTCACGCGAAGCGTCCGGATCTTCGGCGCCTCGACGTAGTGGTCAGGGAATGCCGGAACGCCGATCTTCTCGGCCCAGGCCGCGAGCTCCATGGTCGCCGTGCCTTCGAGGAAGACGTAGCGGAAGTGGCCCAGGTCGCCCCGCGCGTAGAGCCCCATCACGGCAGAGCCTTCGAGCGGCACCTTCGCACCGAGCCGTGCAGCACCGTGCGCTGCGAGCTCCATGGTTGCGATGCCGGGCGGCGACATGATGCGAAGCGCCCCGTAGCCGATGCTGGCGAACTCCATCACGGCATGGCCGGACAATGGCGTTGCCGGCACGCTCCAGGCCTTCAGGCCGGCATCGAGCTCGATCGTGGCGGAGCCTTCCAGCTGGTGCGACCGCGCGACACGAATATCGCCGCTGGCGCGCAGCTCCATCGTGAAGGTGGCGCTGGCCGACTCGACAACCGCGATGTCGCCCTCGGCGTAGAACTCGACCGGCGCCAGGCCCTCGAGCATCACCCAGCGGGAGAAGTCGCCGGAGGCGCCCATCTGCATCACGGCATCGCCCGCCAGGGTCGCGCCACGGATCAGGCTGCCGGAGGCCTCCATGCTCATACTCGCGCCGCCGGTGATCCTGGCGTGCAGCGACAGCGGCAGGCTGGCCTGCATCGCCATCTGCGCATCACCGGCCAGCATGTGCCCGCGCATGACATCGCCGGCAGCCTGAAGCGAGAGGCTGGCTACAGCCTCTTCGATCCAGACTTCGGGGTCGCCATTGAGCACCCCACCGGCGATGGCAAAGTTCTGCACGTTAGAGCATCTGCGCGGTCAGCTTCTGGGCGTCGGCCACGAACACGTCGCCGTTGTTGATGGTGCGAGCGCTCGCCAGCGCAGCGGCGAACAGCAGGTTGCCGCCGGTCGGTGCATCCCAGACGCTGAAGTGCGTCACGGTCAGGGCCGCGGCGCCGTCATACATCGGGTAGATCAGCTGCTGGGAGTTCTTCACCACACCGTTGTCGGTTTCCACCCAGGCATCGGCCTGCGTGCCACCCTTGGCCGCATCCTGGCGGACATAAGCCGGATAGGCGGTGGTGGTCACCTCGCCGGCACCGGTGTCGCCCGGGTTCGCCGTGTGCAGGGCAACGTAGGTCTTGGCCGGCGGTGTGAAGGCCACGCCGCGGCAGACCAGGTTGATGATCTTGCTTTCGAGGTAGTTGGATGCTGCGGACATAAGCCCTCCTGGTTAAAACCACTGCGGCCGCGTGCGCAGGCGTGCGCGCTGCTGGCCTTTGATGGAACGGGTGGACAGCTCCGAAACCCGGCCCTCGAAGCGCATGGAGTAGAACTGCGCGCGGTCGGGAGCCGTGAAGGGCTGGTTCGGAGTCATCAGGATCTCGGCCAGGGCGCCGTCGGCGATCACCTGGCGGTAGTCCTTGGCGATGAAGTCGGGCAGCTGGTCGGCATCGTTCGACGGCTTCAGGATCGTCGCCAGGCGCAGCGTGCCGGTCGAGCGCGGGACCACGATCACACTGCCGGGCTCGGTCTGGGTGATCCACTTGCCCGGAGCCTCTTCGCGCTCGCGCCAGTCCGGCATCAGGCGGTTCAGGTCGCCAATGCTGATCGGTGTCAGCTGGTAGCCGTTGAGCGTGGCGTGCTCGATCTCGAACAGATCGGCGCCTTCGGGCGCGCACACGACGTTGTAGCTCGTCGGCGAGACGGTGAACTGGTCCTCGTCGCGCCAGAGCCTGGTGCGCTCGCAGAACTCTTGCGCCGCCTTGATGATGCCGGCGAATGCGGTCGGCTCCGGGCAGCCCGGGACGTAGGGCATGATCCGCGGCAGGAACACCTCGAGCTCGGTCATACGCTCCCCACGTTCGGCGATGCGGCGCCGGTGACTTCGTTGTTGGTGCCCAGCGCCTCGGTGAAGGCCTGGAAGTGCGCGGCAGCCAATGTGCCGTTGGCGAACTCGCTGTCTTTGGCGAGCGCCCGGTAAAGCAGGTAGCTGACCAGCGGGCCCATGTAGGCGCGGTCGAGCTCGAGCAGGTCATCGTCGGCAGCAACGGCCGGCGGTGCCTCGGAATACAGAGCCTCCACCGTCACGCCAGCCTTGGCCGGCGGGTAGACGTAGAACACGGTCGGCGTGCGCTCGTCGAAGGTGTAGTGCTTGATGGCGCTGGCCTGGCGCATGATCGGCCAGTCCGGCGCGGAGTCGTCGAGCAGCTGGCGATCGGTGCGGCGAACCGGGCGACCGCCCACGTTGCGCACCACGTCCAGGAGCTCGAGCCCGCCATCGGGAAGACGCTGCAGCGCGCCGGCATCCAGGGTGATCTCCCCGGTGACGGCACGCGCAGCAGGCCGGCGAATGACCACCTCGCAGGCTGCATCGTTCAGCCATGCGAAGAGCTCTTC